TTGTCTAGCAGAATCTCTAACTCTGCTTTTACGTCTGCTTTACTACCATGATACAGTGGCGAATACTCTTCATTATCCTTTATACTCGCTTCATTGCCGTCGATGCGAACAGACAATCCATGCCCCGAATAGTAAAAAGGGATATTTGACGTAAACCCTTTTTCGGCAAGAAAGCCTTCGAGCGTCAAAGCCCCGTTATCCGTTTTGTGTTTAAAATGTTTTAGAAAATTCATCTATCTACCCATTGCCGCATTGACTGCATAAGTTGCCGTTGCATCGCAATTGTAAAAACCGGTAACAGTATCGAAAAGAAAATACTCGCTGTCATTTATCTTGTCAAAAAAATTAATTTTTGCTCTATTACTGTCAATCTTGCATTCGCTGTGAAGTTGACTTAGCTTAGAAGATGCTGTTGCATATAGTGGTCTAATTTCATATTTGTCAATACCTAGAAAATATTCTGTTGTATTGTGAATTGTTACTTGCTTGTTTTGAATTGTAGCCAAGATTGTTTTTTGGTCTGTATCATATAACGTAATCAATTTGTTTCCCTCTATTGTTTTTATTTAGCCATCTCAGAGAGTCTAGAATGCTCTCTCTAAGAATCGACACGCTATTCAGCAATTAATATTTTTGCCCGCTTATCTAGTATCACGGATATGGGCTTATGCAGAATTTACACAAGCTTTGTTGTGGTAGATTTTCGCTTTATTTTTTATGGCTTAAAAAATGTCCTCAAGTAGAATTTTGTCTCGATTGATTTCACTATCGGTATTAGCCGCTTGTTTAGATTCCAGAAACTCGACTCTTGAAACTCTGAATTTAGTTTTACTTTGTTTCTTGCCGTCTTGACCTTCCCATGTCTCCTGCATTGCTTGACTTTCGACCAATATTTTATTTCCTTTTTTGCAATAAGTATTGATTAAGTCGGCTGTTTTTTCCCATGCTGTAAAACCTAGAAAATGAGCTTTGTCTTTTGTCTCTTGCACTGCTAATGTAAAATTTACAAGAGATTTACCATTTACGTTTTTAAATTCAGGATCACTAGTTAAGCGCCCTGTGAATTTACAATCATTCATTATTTATTTTCTCCTTCTAATTCTATAATTTTCCCGTTTAACCAAGCTACACATTCTTTGTAGTCTACTGCATGATTGTATTTTTCGTCTAAGTTGGTTTTTGCTTTGCGGATAAACTCTATTAGCTTTTCGCCAACTAAAGGACTTGCAATGATTACTTTTTTTAGGTCATCAAGTTTTTTTAGTGGTTCTGGTTGCGACTTATTGCCATTACCCTTATAAACATCTATTCCAATTTCTAACCATGAGCCAATCTTAGTAATACAATCAGAGATTCCACCTTTGACAGCATCGCCTTCATCCTCATTCGTAGAGCCTGCGATACATTCATAATAAACTCCGTAGGTTGGAATTGTAAAAATGACTTTGACCAAAGAAGTAAATTCAGTATACAATCTACCTTTGGAACTTGTCTTTTGCTCACTGCTTACAGGTGTAACCAATTCGACTCTGACTTGCCAGGCACCTAAACCAAATACAGAATTGAGTCTTTCCGTAACATATATAGGCTTAATAGATGACAAGTGAGGCTTTGTTGCAATCGGACTCACTGCTTTAGTGTCTAACGGTTTACGCAGTTCATCTCGCATTTCTTTTGTAATAGATTTAATTTCCATTTCTTTCTCCTATTTTTTTAATCTGCTCTTTATAAAGCCATGCATCCCAAGCCAATGTTCTCCTTTCGGTTGAATGTTTTGGTCTTGAGTAATTGTATTCAATGCTGTCTGAATAAGTTTGTATTTGTTTTGCGCCAAATGGAAGATCGTGAAATTTGTATTGAGCTTCATAGCGGCTAAGCTCGAATGCTTTGATTTTTTCTTTGGTGCTCATTTTAATTCTCTCCTATTACTGGTATTGGCAAACCTAAATGTTTTCTGAATGCAAGATTAACTTCTTGTTGAATAGTGCCTTTTGTAATGTCGCATCGATTCAAAAGTTTAAGATAAACTTCTTTGTCAATGTTTACAAATAAAGCTTGAGTTTCTTTTTTAGGCTTTTTATGTGCTTTGATTTTTTTAACTGCTGTCATTGCTCTCTCCTTTCTTGCATTATTAGACTAAGTAAATTTAATGTCAATCTATTTTTTTATATTAATAAATATTTTTTTATAGATTAAGTTTGTAGTTAAAAAGAGTCAATGATTTATTGATTGTAATTGAATAAATTTGAAATTGTAGCCTGTGCAAGAAAAGTGCATCGTAGTTATGCGTTTGACGAATCAAGACAGGCTTTGAACCTATCCCGAAATTATTTGTAGAAGGATAGGTATATTAGTGAATTGTAATATTTATCATAGGTCATTTATCGCAAATTGAGATAATCTGTCAAGAAATTATTTATCTTGTTCTTATGTGATGGTCATGTGATAAAAAAGCCCTTGCAATCTTCCGAAATTGCAAAGGCGGTTTTTGTATCGGGGCAATTAGCCTGCCATAAATCGTGTCATCCCTGACAACCGGCACAAGTGCGCCTTGTAGATATAGCAGCTAATCTAAACAGGAAGTCACATTGCAACACTGCAAGAACTACCACAAATCTAATATTATCTATAGTTTAGTTTTGTCAAGTTCTATTAAATGAGTAGCCATTCTGACAAGCTTCTCGGTCTTGAGCCCGTCAATCCTCCCATGTAGAATGTTACTTACGGTTTTTTCATTTACTCCTGTAAGCTTTGCAAGTTTAATTTGCCCTAACCCATGACCATTGTCATTAAGCTTGGTTAGCTCTGACTTGATGTAAGAGAATGTCAAGTTAGAGAGTGATTGTAGTTGTTGTATGTCGGTTAGTTGCATAAGATAAATTCTCTTTGAATTCTATATCTATGGTCTACTTCTCTAAAGCCAATGATTTTTTTATTCTTAATGTCATTTTCTAAGACTGACAATTTTTTATACTGCTTATGAAGCCAATACCATGGCTTGCCGTCTTTGTCTTCGATTACGGTTAATCCACATTTGCGAGCTATGTTAATTTCGTTTAAATTGTTTATTTTGATGGTTTCCATTTTCTTTTCCTTTGCCGAGACTTGAGACTCGGTCTTAGTTCATTAAGCGCTCTTGCGAGCGCCCTCTCTGGATTAAGGGTTTATAAGTTTAAATATGATTTGGTGTGCTGGTTGAGTGGTTACTGATTCGATGTATCTTACCAGCTTTCCGTATGCTCTGCTAGATGCTGCCTTTTGTTGCTTTGGAGAAGATTTGTAGATAACGTTGTCTCCTATTACTTTGCTTTCAGACTCTTGGTAGTTTTTAAAAAGTCTTTCGATTTCTTTTGTTTGCTCAGTTGTTAGTGTTGTTGTTTTCATGGTCTTTGTCCTTTCCTCGTTTCTATATATATAATATAGCATATATATTGAATTAAGTCAATACTAGAATTCTATAGTAAAACAGAAAAAAGTAAAAGTATGCTTATAATAATCAGAAAGACATGTTTTGAGGCATTCTAGTGATTTGATAAAATAAAAAGGATAGCTAAAAATTATCGTTTTTTTGATAAAAAAATAAGGCTAAAAAAGGTATGGCAAAAACGCATAGTTTTTAAAAAAATAGCCCTCGTTAAAGGGCTTAGTTTGAGGAGAAAGGAATAAAAATTATAACGGTTTTGCAATCTTGATTAGAGTAAGTATTTGATCCCTGAATATGTAAACAAATAAACCTACTAGGATAACGACAGCACCCCACCAAACGAATCGACCGATTGACGAATAGAATGACTCCGACTCTATGCGATCCTGTTTAGTTTTAATTTCGTGGTCTTTATTAATCATAACATCAAGAGAGTCTTTAATCAAATCCTTAGCGTCCCTCATAGCTCGCTTGCAATTCTCGGACAAGCAGTCATTAGCCGCATTATCAAGATTAGTTGTTACATGCTCTGATCGCTCTTGTATGCGTGCCGTGGTCGCGTCTGGAGTAGATTGGCAATTGTATAGTAAACTAATTATCAGTATTAATAGTTTCGCTAATTTCATTTAACCTCTCAAATAGAATGCAAAGTTCTTGAATCTCTTTTCTTTTTTTGTGCATGTCAGCAAGGATGATTTTATTCTGTTCGACATAGCCCTTGATCTGCTTCACTCGATAAATATCAATTGCAATACCAATGCACATAACGCCTAACGTAGCTAATAAAAGTATATCACTCATGCCAGTCTCCTTTAGTTGGTATATCGAATTTCTTTCGCCAATGGTCTCGAAGCTCTGTCGATGGAAAGCTAATTACTATTAACTGCTCTGCCAATGCCTTGAATTCGTTAATCTTTTGGAAGAGATTATTATTGATAGCCTCGACTCTCTTACAACGATTAAGCAAATCTTGCACCTCAGGAATATCGAGAGCGCTTTTATTGTATGCGAATAAGTCCTCAATCATACTTGCGGTAGATCAGTATTAGACGACTTTTTTTCTTTATACAGAGCCAAGCCTCTAAGAACGAATGGCAAGAGCAAAAGCACCGCACCGACTATCTGAACTAGATTAGTTTCCATTGTTACGCCAAAGCCTGAAAAGTTTTCTTTGTGGAAAAATTGCCCACCGACTAAGAGAATAATACCAAGTATTCTCCAAAGATCATTTCTTGTTATTAGTTTGTTCATTAAATTTTGTCTCCTATATAATAAAACCGTATACCTTTCTTGGTATTCTGACTAGCCATTAATGAACTAGCCTCTAGATATTTTGTGAATCTGTCAACAGGATAATAAACATTAAGCCCCGATTGGTTTGTATATTTACCTTTGTCAAAATCAAAAAGTTTATAAGGGTCTTGCATTTTAAAGGCTTTGCGTAATTCGGAATAACCTGAGATAACCATGAAATGTCCATCGCCTGTCATCATACCAGCGACTCCGACAGCGTATCCTTTTTGTAAAACTTCAATCACATCTTGAACAGTTCCAGAATGAGGCTTAAAAATTACTTGTCTATCAATACCATATTTCTTTAGATAAAATTGAGCCATGAAAACGTGATTCTGCATTATAGAACCAAAGCGCCGCGCCTTACCAATTGCAAAATCTTTTTCAAAATATTTTATCATCTCATAAATAAATTCGTCACTCTTTGCTTCTGGTATAAACTGGCTTAGTAATACGGCTAATGAAGTATAGCCGCATTGACTAGACGCTGGAATTTTTGGGAATGCTTTATTGTCTAGTTGATAGTTGCCTGTTACTGGTAAATCTATTTCAATCGGAGTAGGTTTTTTCTCTAACTCTCCGATTGGTTTCATTAAATCGGCTATTGATTTTTGTTCTTTTGGTTTGAATAAATTCTTTAGGTTAAACATTTTTAATATGCTCCATGATATTTAATGACTCCGAAAAAATAGAAATTGTAGAAAGTATATCTTTTTTGCTGTAATCATATATAGTGTCCGTATTTCCTGATTTAAAGCAGTGCCTAAAAATATCTATCTTTGCATTTCGTTTTTTATTAAGACCGCAACAAAGAAAAGTGTTGTCTTCCGATTTAATTAGCGATAAAGGCTTGCAGTCCTTGAATACTCTTTCGCATTTTTCAGGTAATATAAATTTTTTATTTACGTTCATTATTGCTATGGATAGCACTGCCAATTACTTTTCTTAATTCATTCTCTACGAATTCAACTAGACTAATTTCTTTTTCGTTATCACCCTTTTCTATATTAATATCTATTTTTACATTTTTCGTAGTTTCATTTACATGCACTGTCATTATTAATTTTGTCATTTATTTTATTCCTCATCATCTTCATACATTTCTAGCTCATCATTTTCATTCATATCAATAAATCCATCGGAGCCATATTTACTAACTAATATACGTTTACTATCTACTTTTATAGCATAAAGACCATTGAGTAAAAATGATTTGCCTTTTTCTAAATCCTTGAATAAAATCTTTTTCATCTAACGATTCTCCAATTCAAAACTTTTTCGACCAATGAACTAACTATATAATTTTGAAATCGAATAGAGATTGAGTCAAGTTTTTTACTGATTAACGGATCAAATAAATTATCTAAGTCAGGTTTTTTGCTCCAAGTAAATATAATCATACCGAATGTTTTTGTGTCCATATCCCAAATCTTGTAGGATAATAAATGGTCGATGCCATTAGCCTCTAAAAATACTAAAAGCTCTGTTTCTGGATTTTCGTTTTTGATTGAGTCATAAGAAATTAACTGCCAGTCGTTAGCAATTGTATGATTGATGATTGATTTGAATATTTTAAAATCTAGCTCTTTCGGAAAAAAATCATCGGGCTTAGAGTTTATTTTTCTCACTTTTATTTTGCGGTTAATATTGATTAGCTTTTTGGCGTTAGTCTCAGAAGGTTTTATATCTTCATCTATTAGATATGCGTGACCGTTGTAAGTTCTAAAGAGCCCGTATGTCTTGGCACGAAGAGCTCCTTGACAATAAACTAAGTCAGATTTAATATCACGGATCATTTTATTTCTTTCTTCAAAATAATTCAATCCAAGATAGGATAATAAAACATAAACCCTTTTCCGCAAAAAGAATACTAGGACAGAAGCAATTATAGATAATGCGCTTGTCGATACAATTATAGATACTTCTGTTATCCCTATAATTATTTTTTTAAGTATACTGTCAATTTGCCCCGAAATGTCCATTTAAAAATCCTTGTAATTTATGACCGCGTTAGTCGTAATAGTTGCCGTTTGCTTCCGCCACTTGTATTGGCATTGCCACCGCTGACTAATACAGATTTTCCCCTGAGCTTTCTTAACTCTACCATTTTCTAGAACTCTCTAAAAGATATTGTCATGTATGATAAACTTGTAGCATTCGCATTTGTAGCGACATAAAAAGTAAAATAATCATCTTTTTGAACTGGCAGTTCTAAATTAGTATAAGAACCGCCAGCGGACTGAAAATTCCCAATTCTGTCTTTAAATGGAACCCCTTTTTTATTCATTGCGATAACTGCCAATTCGCCTTCCAACATCAAGCCAATATTTGCAATTCCATTGTTTAGAAACGTTATGCGAAATCCTGAAATATCTTCGTCTGGCGGAGTATTGCCATTATCTACGCATACTATATTTTGACCGCGCTTTTTATTCCATGTCCCAGTAAATCTTAACCGCGTATTAATAGAGGTCGCATCCAATCCGACATCGTTAGTTTCCCAATAGTCATCATTTTTTTTGGCTCCGTGCCCGTAGGGAATTGCTTCTAAGATTTTAGTTGAAGTATCATACCAGATAATCCCAATTATTCTGCGTGTAGTATTTACACTTGAATAATACCCATTAAGAGTATTATTAAAAGTAGGGTTCGGAGAATATACAATAGTATCCGCAGTGATTTCGCCACCTGGTATTGTCTCTACACTAACAACGCCGCCGGTTGTAGTTACAACATAACGCCACCCAGTAGCCCCCGAAACTGTAATAGTAGAATTCAAATCCACGTTTACGCCGTTTACTTTTGTTTCGCCCTTTACGGTTAATTGGTCAGTTGAATAAGTGAGTCTAACATCATTATACCCACTAGGTCTAGAACCGTTTTGTGATTCGTTTAAACCTGTGTAAATATTATTAAATTCGTTATCTAAATCTGTCCCGCTTGCCGCTGCCCCAATCCATGATTGTAATTTTGCCCATACTGTCATAAGTTCTTCTCCATAAATGTTAATCTTAATGATTGCTTTTTAAAAATCGGAGTAGATAAAACACACTCGAAATTAAGTGTTACTCCGTCAAAAAATTGTATTGTTTTAATCTGTTTACCATTAGCCTCAGATTCTCTTAGTAGTGCAGAATAAATAAAAGTTCCTTTGTAAAATCTAGGTTTAAATGGAGCTTCTTTTACTACGTTTCCATTTACATCTAGAATCTTATAATCAGTAACTGTATACTGTCCAACATATTGTTCAAATAATTTACTACCGTCTAACGTTCCTAAGTCGTCTACCTTTTCGGTGTTTTGAATCGTAACCATTGCCGGCGCTACATAGTGAGTGCATGTAGTAAGATTTATAAACACGGATAAACACGCATTAACCCCACCTACTTTTGCAGCTTGTATAAAATCTGCTATTGAATAATTGACAGTATCTGTGTCGTCAACTTCTCTTTGTATATGAATAGTCGCTCTTGTTTCGGCGTCCATTGATTCATAACCGTCAAGCAATACAGATCCGTCCCAATGTGTAAAATCTTGATAAGGATTCTCAGTAATTTCATAATCATTAACGGGGTCAAAAGCTTTTATGATACTAATTAAATTCGGGATAGTGCCGTTTGACGATTTGCTCAAAGTAGTTGTGATAATTTTCTTTTTTAAATCTGCATCGGATTCACCTGGTAGTCTTGACGTGCCTACTAACGTAGCCAAATTATCTAACAATACATCGGTTGTATAATTAATATCTAACAAGTCGGAGAGTAAATTATAATTAGCCTCAAGAGTGTTTAATTCTTGCACACTAACGTCGTAAAGTTTACGCGCGTTAGTTCCTGTTTCTGTATTAATTATAGATTGAGTAAATAATGTGTGCCTATTATCAAAATCAGACATACTCTACAGTTACCCCGCTTTGTAAAATTTGTGCCTGCTCATTTCCTTGAATATCAATTTGTAAATTAGTTGTTGGAATAGCAGGTGCAAGAGAGAATAAATAATCAATGTCATCAATACCGACAACGGAACTATTCGCAGAAATTAATTTCCATTCCTTAACAGCTTGACCGATTCCTTGACCTGGGTAAGTGACCCCGTTGTAAATACCGCCTATTGTCTTGACAGTATTCTCAATGACCAATGCCTCATTTGCCGCAATCCAATCATTGTTAATTTTTACTTTTGCAATTGCATTTATGTAAATCAAAGTAGGTCTAGAGAATTCGACCGATTGAGTTTTATTGTATTCGTCCGTAAAAACATAACTGTTATCTGGATCAGCCGCGAACATTTGATTGATAGGGCTAATGACTGTTAAACCATTGCCGCTCACTTCTGAACTTAACCAAGTAGATAAATAATTATCAATATGTTCTTTTAGTTGTAGATAGTTTGAGCTAGCCGGAAAGTAAATAGTAAAATTACGATTATCACCTTCTATATTATTTCCAATTACAGAATGATACCAAATTAAACCAGTCGATTGAATCAAAGTTAATTGATAAAATATTTTTCCTTTTAGTTTTGCTTTTACTTTTATTTGCCCTGACATAACTACATAGTTGGATACTGACTGTATGCCTGCCGGTTTTTGTGCGTATAGCTTTTGACCTATTAGAGTTTTATCCCCACCGGAAACAATTGCTTCTATTGAATGACCTGGCATTGAGTTAAAATTGAAGTCGTTAAAATTTTCGGATAGTCTAGAATTTGAAACTCCGCTTATTAAATCTATTTCTTTTTTAATTGCGTTTACACTTGATTTACCGCTTATCCCTAATGATAATATTCTGGTTCTAAAATCTAAATCTGATTCTATTGGTAGTCCACCAAATGACGGTAAAGGATTATTAACCGATGTAACACCTGCCAATGGGTTTACAATTTCTACAATTGAGTTTTCGGAAACGATACCACCAACGCCCGCCACATTTGCTTCTGCATTAGTTATGGCAGTAGTTCCCGAAATAGTCACTTGCTCGGTCGTATTAAATACAATTCCGTTTGCCGTTTGAGCTGGGAAACCTAGTGGAATAACAGTAGTATCCACACCAACAAAAGACAATGACACACTAGCTTTTACAGCCGGTCGACGGGTTAAACCTGAATAAGCGCCAATTCTATCTAGTTGAACACCGCTTGCACTTTGGACATAAACCTCGTAATATTGTTTTTCTAAATCTTGCCAAACTTGATTAGCATTCTCGACCATTATTTCTAGAAGTTGCCCTTCATAAGAGTATGGAGAAAAATCAATATCGTTTCCTAATTGACTTCGAGCATAAGTAATTAATTCTGATTTGATTGTGTCTCTGTCTTTTCTGACAAAGCCGTTTGTAGTTATTCCGAAACTCATATAGTTATAACCATATTACCCTCTACGGTTTCAACATCTACGTCAAGAGTAATTTTCCTTTCTGCTAAATTTCTGCTTACTACCACACTGTTTACTAAACTAATGTTTTTGTTTTTATAAAGTGATTGAGTAACACTAGATATAATTTCTTTGTCAGAGAATTTTTTATTCTCAAAACCTATGTAATCAATACCGATTGATACATCTGCGAACCACTCTCCGAACCACATAGTAATTTGGTTTGTAATTTGTTGAAATAGTGAATCATTGCCAGAAGCTAATACGAATTTGTTACTTGTTAAAACTAAATCTCTTTCTGTAAGAATCATTTGCCTCATGTAAAAGTTCCCCCTGTTGTATTTGTAGAATTTACAGGTAATCCCATATTACCCGTGCCGGTTGACGCTAACGATCCAATTTGAATCGAGCCACTTTTATAATAAGCTTCGATTGCATCTGCGTATTTAATAGCCATTTGCAAAGAGTCATTCACGCCTGAATTATTCGCGTTGTAAATATCAATTACTAATTGTGCGTAATCTGCTGCCATAGTGATTAACTCCCGTTAGTCGGTGGGCTTGTTGGAGCACCGAGGTTTCCAGTATGTAAATGCGTATCAATATTAAAACTACCCGTTTGAGTAGTGACCGTAATATGATTTTCTTTTATTTCTAATTTTGTGTTTTTGTTTTTAAACACGATTTTATTATCTTCAAATAATATTTGTAAATCTTTTGTTGTATCGCTTGACGCTTTTATTCCGCCAATTACAAAAGAATTTTCTAAACCAAATAATCCTTCTGATTCTTTCGCAGATTCTTTTTTTAATTGCTTTGAATTGCTGAAAGTAGAACAAGAGACTAACACCAAATCACCCCTATCATAAGACGGCATGACTGAAATATCTTTTCCGAGATAGCAACTCATTACAGGGATATTAGATAATAATGGGTATGCAATTTCTTTTCCATCGCTTGACACTGATTTATATAGAGGCTTACAAGTTGCGGTTAATTTATCTTTGTCGAATGATTCGATTGTGCAAAGTAGAGTTTGTGGTATAGCTCTAAGTTTTTTATCAATAGCCGATTCGATTAATTGGGATAAACTCATTTTACTTCTGTCCCCTCGAATTCAGTTATTGATTGACCACTTACATTAAAGTTATGTTTACCGCGTGTTACTTTAAGAGTGTAATCCTTCTTAGCCTTAATTAAAACTTTATTCCCCTGTAGAATGCGATAGTTGAAAAGGCATTTTACGTTGTATCCTAAGTCTGTTTTTTCTGGCTCTTGCAGTAATCCACTTGTAAAGTTTAAGTTTACAACTTCATTAGATGCGTCTGGTTTTTTAAAATAAATTGCGTTGTTAGAAATATATAATTCACTTTCTGAATCAGAGGCTAACCGTTTTAATCCTTCGCGTAAATCTTTTATAACAATAGATGTATAGTTAATTTCTTTTTCGGGGATTATTCCCCCGTTATCGAATCCGGCTAATTGTAATATGTCCTTAACTATGTATGAAGTATTTTTATTATTATAAGTTTTATTGATTGGGAAATTTCCAAACTTAGATAAATTCCCGCCGCATTTTAATTCTAGGATTTTATCAATACCGTTTTTAGTGACTTTGCTATCATAAATTTCACCGGCAAGAACGATTCCAAAATTATCTTTATATCCTGCTTCGAGAGTAACAAGTTTTAGTTCTTTTGTTTTGCCGTTTACTTTTGGTCTTGCAAGTTCTATTGTCTCATCGTTGACGTTGTAAATTTTTATTGTCGCACTATTTGATAATTTAGCTATGTCAAATTCCGTATTGAATTCGATCTGAAAACGTTCATCGTTTGCGAGATCGTAACGAAATTTTTTACCGTCAATATTCAGACTTGCTATGCGATTAAAATATTCCATTATTCAACCGCCAGCATAATACTTATTAGCCCGAAGTTTGCTTTATTAACTTCTAAATCTAAATCAGGATTATCGTAATTAACAGGAATGATTTTTGATTTTATATTTAATCCTTCGATAACTGAATCATTTATAGGACTAAGATAAGTTAGCTTATTAGTGATTAAAATTTTATCGTTTAAATCTTTTATTGTGAGCGTGTAGAAATCTCCGTGCTCGTTATACTGCATAAGAAATTTATACTCTGTCCCCTCGATAACAAAGTTTTTTTCAACAGGTATTTCACTTGAATCGAATTGTAAGAAATCTTGGATAGTTGCCATTAGCCGAAAATTCCTTTGAGTATAGATTTTTTAACTGGCTTCGCTTGAACAGGTTGTTTACCTTTTACAATCGTCCCTGATTCGACAGTAGCCGTGTAGATTTTTTGTAGTGTTATTGACGCGTTGTAATTATCGCCCACATCCGTTGACTTAATAAATGATAAGCTAGTAATTAGATAGTCAGTATAAACATTATCTTTGTATCTTACTTCTAATTTTTCAGCCTTCTTTGCAAATTCAATTAATAGTTCTTTGGCTTGCTCTGCCGTATCATAAAGTAAATTAATCGGGTTAGTATAATCGAAATCATCATTAGACAAAATACAAGTTAAAGAAATAGTTTCGGGCGATGGGTGCGCATGGTCAGTAATATTCGTTCCGTTTTCAATTTGATTTGTTGAGACGCTTATAGAATAGGAGTCGGTTAAATCCATAGTAGCCGATACGATAACTGTTTTTTCTTTTGTAGATATAAGACAGTTACGTTGTCTAAATCTTGCTAAAACTCCTTCTGCTATTCTGTTAATTAGTGCCATTAGATAGATAACCCCAATTCCTGAGCCGCTTCGATGGAGGCTTGACGGATAACGTCTTTTATTTTTTGAGATAAATCACTAGCCATATTTTCGCCGCCTTGCACTACTATATTTACAGTTCCTATGATAGAGGCTATTGCAGATTTACCACTACTTGCACTTGCTCCCATTGGTGCCGGTGAAATATCAGAGTTTGGTATAATCGAACCGCTTGACGATGGAGTAAATATTTCAGCACCTTTTTCACCGACTAAATAAGATTTACCGCTTGCAACTGATCCGCCTTCTGCCCTTGCACCTGCGATAGGCTCTGGAGATTTACCACCAAATAAAGAACTAGCGATTTCTTTTATTGGCTTAATCATTTCTAGAAGATTATTAAAAGTATCCGCGATAAAGTTTCCCATTGATTTAAAAATTGATAATATCCCATCGGCTATTTTTTTAAAGCCGCCTAGAATTAAATCAAAATTACCCGTGAAGATTCCTTTTATAATATCCCAAACACCTGAAAAGATTTTTGCTAAGTCGAAAATATATTTGAATACAGTTATAAAAAAAGTTTTGGCTATTGCTAGCATGACTCCAAAAATCTTTTTTAATTGTGGAGCTAATTTAGAAACACCGCTTGTGAATGACTCCCATGAGTCTTTTACAAGGTCAATGAATTCTTTGATTGATTTTCTAACTTCTTCAATCTCTTCTGGACTCATTCCAAGCATGGCAAAAAAACCGCCCGCGACCGATTCGCCTTCGCCTGTAGCAAAATAATATAAGTCCTCGAGCACGAGAATAACGGTTGTTATAGCCGCAGCCACAGCCGCCGCAATTGCAATAAATGGGAGTAAGGGAGTTATCATAGCAATAAAGGCAGTCATCGCACCGTAGGCAGCAAGAGCCATAGCTTTGAGACTGGCGACTAACGCAACACCCGCGACCACTGCAAAAAATATAGCAGCAACTTTTAATAATGCAAGCCCTTGTTCAGTCTTAGTTAGATAGTTTATAAATTCACTCAATAGGCTAATGGCAAATAGTAAAGCCTCTGCAATATATTTTCCTACCCATTCCGCAAACTCTCCAATTACTTTTAGTAAAGGCTCGAATGCTTTTTGTAATTCAGTAATGACTTTTTTGAATGATTCACTCGATGAAATTAATTCGTATAGAACACCGGCAAGGATCATAAAAATTCCGATAACAGAAAGCGATTGACCAAGAGACTCGAAAGAACTTGACAAGCTATTTGTAGCCTCGCTAGATTCTATTAAAGAATTATCTAGACCACCTAACCCGTCTTGAGTTTCTACAATTTGTGAGGCTAATATGTCAAAACCTTCGTCAAGTTCATTAACTGCAAACAACGCACTACTAGCGTCTAGTTCTAATTCACCGTAGAGTAGTCTTGCTGCTTCCATTATTTTTTATTAGCCTCTTGTTTTGCTTTCTCTATTGCAATTTTTTCTTGCTCATGCTTAATGTCTAATACCGCGTTAGCCTCTATTATATCGTCTAACGTTGCATGACAAGCCTCTGTAAATGTAAAAACTTTTCCTAATATTGGTCGCCAGAAAGACCACTCTAATTCATCTTTTTCAATTCGCTCTTTCGCTAGTTTTATCTTTTGGCTTAAATTTGTTGTCAACTTTACCGCGAAAAAAGTTGGGAAGAATTACTTCCCAAACCTCCGATTCGCTTAAAGATATATTGTCAATGGTTGGTTCAAAAGCATGGTCGACCGGAAAAACGCAATGCTCAAAAGCATAGTCTAAAAGTTTTTCAAAATCAAATTCTTTTGTAGTGATATTGACAAGAGACTGTTTTAATTTTAACCAAGCTCTATTGCCTGGATGCTGTAATTTGTAATGCTTGCCATTAACCTCAACTATTTCAGAATAGAGACTAACAGCGTTTTTTAAATTTTCAGCCATTGCGACTAACCTTCTTTTTCCGTAAAGTCAGCCATAAAAATTACCCATTCCCGCATCTGCTCTTCCATGCCAAGCTCTTTATTAGGCATTGATTCAATCCAACATTCGGTCGCATTTGCCAAGTATTTCAAATCTGATTTGTTAGAAATTTGAACCGGAAATTTTGCAGCATTTAAAGTTGCCTCGATTACCTGTAAAGTTTGGTTGAATGGGGCGGTTTGCTTGACTGTGAGTTTTAATCTTGCAGTTCTATCAACTGTTGCTGTTCTGCTCACTTCCCCTAAAGTGCCAACATGACTATTATATCTTAGTGGTTGTGAGCGTTCTATAACGATAGAATTTCCATCGGCTAGTCCACTAACGTTTAAGTTTGCGATTGTTACTCTTACTTCTTTTGGGTTGTATGTTTTTACCATTGGATAATACCTCTTAGTCTTAAATTGTGATAATTAAATTCATTCCAATCTCTTGAACTGAACCTGATAAATAAATAGTTGCTACAACGTTGTTTAGTATGCCCTGAGCTTTATCGCTAGAGCTAATGTCACTAGACGCCGGGACACTTACTGTGAATTTATAAATTCCATCGTCAGAAAGTGCAAGTTCATCTTCACTTGTTGGATCAATTTTCGCAATACCGCCAACAAGAGCAATTCCCTTGATCGTGCTTCTGACTGTTGACTCGATAAGTTCAAGTCCATCGGGATCGAATGCAACTTTAGGTTGACGTGTTAAAAGAGTTAGCAAATCTTCTTTGACTCTTGCTTCAACATAATCTGCGAGAACTTCATCCTCGATAAAAGTATTAGCTGTTGTTTTTGAGCCATTCAAAAAAACAAGTCCTGATTGCTGCGTAAAACATTGACCTTGGCTATCTCTAATTGTTTGTAGCTCACTTTGTGTATAGCCTACGGGCGATAAGTTGTTGCCGCTTTTCCATTTCCAAGTCGCTGTCCCTGGAGTATAGGTTGACATTAAGCCTAAAATATTTACATTACTGTATGTATTAGTATCATCTAATATATACATTTCGTTTGCGTTGTTTCTGTCTGTTAAAACATCTAAATCAAAAGTTCCACCAATAAATCTCTTTTTGTTTGACGCTGCGAAATCTCCACACTCTTGTAATTCTGCAACATCTTCGGAGTCATACACAAAATAATACCAATCATTATTTGATTGAACTAAAGCAGCTAATTCAGTAGTAATTCTGTCAGCGGTTTCTTTTGAATAGACAACAAATTTAGAAGGTTTACGCGTATTTGCCAATAGTGCGCTTGCCATTAAATATTCAGGATCGGATGTCGTATAAACGTCAAGCATACCAGATAAGGTCGTAAAAGTTCTATAAACACCCGCTTTACTAAGTGCAGTATCGAGAGCCAATGGCGTAGAGGCTAATGCAGATACTACCCCAGCACCTGATCCGGTTAGAGTGACAGTTAAAATATCGGTTACGTTTGCGACTAAATCAGCCGCTGCTTTAACTTGAGTTGCCGTGCTAGTTGCTACCCCTGATCCGTTAGTTGCAACAGTGACTGTTATTAAATATGGAGTCCCTATAGTTCCTGAGCCACTTCGAGCCACTGACAAAGCAGTATTATTTCCACTGACCACATAGATGACAGAAACAATTTTTCCGGTCTTAGTTGTCCAGGTAATGCCACTTGTCCCACTGCCTACGGTTAGAGTATATTGTTTAATATTATTCGCAAAAAGTAGAACATTGGAAAAGCTCTCTCTAGTTGCTGCTGTTAAAAGTTTTGTAATCTGAATTACAATGTCATTAATAAAATTTGCCATTAGCCGGTTACCTCGAATGTATTTGTATTTTCTGTAATTTCGTTTGTTGTTGTTATAGTGCCATTAATCTCTTCGATTGAATTAAATGTTTCAACCTGCGGAGTTGTTACTCTAAGGATAAAATCAAATCCGAAACGGTATTCATAATTTGATTCTAAAAATATTGTGCGATCTTGAACGTTAGTTATATTCAAGATGATTGACATATTCAAATCACTTGCTTTTTTATTTACTGCATTGGTTTTTAAAGCAAATCTAAGAATCTCAATTTTTTGTTTTGCTTCTGCGTGCTTATCGCTAAACACATTTACGCTTATGGTTGTTTCGCTTGTTTCGTTTTCGGTTATTGTTACGATTTTATCTGTTGGATTATAAGAACGAGTTTTTATATTTGATACCCATGGCTCAACGTTAGTCGATAACTCTTTGTAAGTCGCATAAGGGTATGAAGGCATTTTTACAGATTGGTCAGCGCGTAATATTGTTACACCGCTTGTAGTATTCCACTGAGCAATAAATTCTTTTAAGTCTGCATCGCTAATCACACTAATAACCTCTTACAGTAGTATACAATATATCCACCTTCAAAATAACGGTTGTCTTGCGACATTATTTTAAAGTTTCCAAAATCTGTCTCAATCCAAGATTCATTTAATAAAATATCTTCCGTATCTTTTGTGTATGCTTTCCTATCGAATTTGTCATACATCCCATCGGGTAGCGTTTGTAATTCTCTAGCCGACATTGGCAATACTGCCATTGCTTTACTTGACGTTATATAGACATTATCCGTAGCCTCTCCATTAGATTGAACTTGCACACCTTGGAAGGAATGACAAGTAATCGTTCTAATATGTCTATCAATTACACTTGCGACCGATGACATTACAGGCATTATACAACCTCATATGAGATAGCATTCGTTAAACGTCCACTATCGACTAATAAGCCTTTGCCCTTGCCTTTTCTTTCAATTGTTACTGGATGATTTTCAGGCTCTTTCATTTCGGCTATCGTTCTTTTTACGTCAGACGTTAGTTGCAACCCTATAAAATCCAAAATATCAATTGCATCATTTCCACCGTTTAAAACTGATTTTAAAAGTGGTTGAATTTTTTTTCTTAATTTTTCAAATACTTTTTTATTGTCGAAAGTGCTTCTTATATAACTTCTTTCGGTGATCACAATATGAGTCGTTTCATTCTTTACGTGAATCCCGATCCAATGTAAAAATTTTCTCATCTTTGCAGTTATCTTAATATTAGCCCCGTATTCATTGACGGCTGCATAAGTTAAAAGCTTTGAATCAGATTTACCGACTATACCTACGCGCACGCGCATACCATTTAACTCTTTGAGTTTATCGGCTAGTGAATAATTGCGAGTATCCTTAAACGACATAGTGGTTGAATCCTATTACATTTCGCAACTCTTCTCTAAATCGTTCGCGCCAAAAAACCGCCGAACCAATTGCGATGTTAGTATCAAAACTGATATTTGTATCGCCTACCGCTTCGCTTGTTACTTCGTTTGGTATTGATCCGGTCGACTCTAGCAAATCATAAATCTTGTAATTCTGCAATTCTGCAAATCTTACATGGTCTACACTTACTCCGTGGTCTATTACAACGTTATACGCCACATCAATCCAATGCTGTATTTGTGTATCGGACAAAGAATCTAATCTAGTTCCCTGTCCATCTCTTACAGATTGGATTGTAGTCTGCGGCATATTGTTATATATCCCTACCGATGTAAATAGCTTCAGGATAACGGATAATAGCCCCGCCTGATTTTAGAACGGCTACTTGTCTATAGGTTTCTGTCTCATCGTAAATACCATTGAGTAGAGTCAAATCTTCAATAACTGCTAGTTCAATGATATTGGAATTGTTTTCAAAAACTACAAACGCTTCTGTCCCCGCATTAGAATCGTAAGTCGGCGCAATACCGTTATATGCTTTAGAGCATTCTTTGATTGTTTTAATTGTCTTGAACATTCCAGACTCACCTGTCAACCATTGGATAATAGGAGTTGACGCCTGACTTGAATAAGGTTTTTGTAATTCAAAAGCAGAATCAACAGACAAGAGCAGAGTATCTGGATTATACAACCCGTTTTTGCTAGCCGTTTTTTTCGCTGTAATTAAATCTGCAATAATTTCTTGACCTGTTTTATTAGACCATTTTTTCTTAGCTGTCGCATTCGCGCCCGTAGCCCCTTCCGCAACAACTGCTGGGGTAATAGTGCTTGTTCCGTCTGTCCATGAAAATAACCCAGGGATATTTAGAGAGGCAACACCTTTGTAAAATGCTTGGTTTTCTTGTTCGTCAATAAATCTTCTTACCGCTTCGATTCGCTTAACGTCTAATGGGAAGTATGCGCCCTTGCCGAATTGTTGCTGTGTTGCCATCGCCAATCTCTCTTCTCTTGTATATTGATACATGGAAGAGACATAAAACGGCTTAAACGTTACGCGCGACATTATTTCGCCTACGTTTTGAATATCTTTTGCATCGGGCATTCTAGAACTGATTCCAGCGGAGCCGGTGCGCTTATAAATGTCATATCCGTATTCAGCAAGTCCCGCGCTAAAAGAAGTATTCTTTGAAAAAATATCTCTTACACTTGGGATATATTGTTTAGGTTCGTAAAGAGTTTGCTCGATTTGTAAAAGATCGGCTTCTCTGAATGGGTATAAAATGTTTGATTGTGGCATATTGTTATTATCCTTTTAAGTTATTATTTTAGGTATCCGCTGTAAGTGTGATCGAATCGGGAATAAAAAGTTCCGCGATTAAAACACCGCTTGCATCGGTTTGACTTGCACTTACCCATCTTGCACCTGCGATAAGAGCCGTTTTTGTCGCTTCTGCTGTGGTTGCAAACATACCTTGAATTTTCGCGGTGCTAGTTGTATGATACACTCGAACTGGATCGCCTTTTGCGATTACTTCTGTGACCACTACGTTTACGATCCCAGTTTTTAAAAATCCAACTTGATCATACTGTTCATACTGATTAGAATCAAGTCCGGCAGCACCAGGGGAAAATACCGCAACCCCAAAAGTGTTTCTTGCTGAAATGGTTGTTACATCACCAGTGGCTAATATCGCTACTACCCCAGCTTTTACTTGTGCACCGTATCCGAATTTAATCGCGCCACTTCCGCATACTTCACTTTCAATATAGTTGTTAGTATAGTTTCGCCCAAGTTTGCCTGCACTGTTAGTTTGATTTGTGTTTACGTCTGTGTATGAATCTATAGCCATTTATTTTAGCCCTCGTTTGTAATAATTATTTTTTGCGTTTTCGACTTCTGCTCTTAGTGAATCAATTTTAGATTCGTCTTGTTTTGCGGTTACTACCGATTTACCAAAAACTGCCAAGTGGTTTGCAACTTCGACCGCTGCCTTATAACCTACTTCAATTTCAGAATCAGTCATAGAATCAAATTTGCCAGATTTGTAGTTTGGTAATTTTGCTTTGATTACTTGTTTTTTGATTTCGTTCAAGTTTGAATAATCAAGTTTTGTTTCAGGAAGGATTGCTTCAGCGGTGCGGATAACATTAATTGCATCCATGACTTCAGGAGACCCGCCTACCATTTTTGATTTATATAATTCAATCATTTCGTCTTTTGCTTCAAGTAGTGACATTAGCTCAGGTAATTCAATACCGTATTTGTTTTTAATGTCTCCGATTATCTTGTCAGCAACCTTCATTTTTTCTGTGATTGCGTTCATATCTACGGATATATCAGGAGTAGCCGGTGATTCTGTCGCTGTTGGTTCTACAACAGGATTTTCCACAACTGCCACTGGTTCGTCCGCGTCTTTTTTAACTGTGGATAATACCGCTTTGTCGATAATGGATTTGTCGATAGAATAATCTTTGTTATCTACTCGCCAAGTAATTGTGTTTGATTTTGGTGTCATATTAATATTAGCCTCTTGCATTATTGCATAGTCTTTGTTGGAATCTAAAATAGTTCTGCACTCTTCGCCTGCTCTTCCCTTCTCTACATGCGCAATATGATTTATGCGAATATCTCTTTGGATACAGTCGTATTTTTCACCGTTATATTCACCCGGAGTCCAATCTGTTCTTTGTTCAAAACCAATTGACACTTGTATTTGTTCACCGCTTAGAATTCTTTTTTGTAAATCGGAATCAAAAACTTTTTCGAGCCCGGACAAAAATAATCCATCTTGCTTGACGTTAAACACATTGCCTTTTGTTAATTTTGAATAATTCTTTGGAGTGACTAAACCGGAGTCTTGGTTTATATCAGGATGATTGTCAGTGATTACGGCACCATTCGCAGAGTCAATAGTAGCCGCTGAAAATATTTCATCGGGTAATTTTGCCTCTTTGACTAATCGACCATCGGAGTAAAGGTAGGGATAGACGCCTGCTTTGGTCAAATTGACTTTTGCAGTTAAAATACCGTTATCGAATTTGACATTAGATAAATTGGCTTGGTCTATTCTATATTCCACACGTCAATTGTGAGTGAAGGAATATAGATTGTAAATTGTTTTTGTTTTGTGGTTAACGCGTGTTACATGCTAATGTGGTTTATTACATTATTTTTTTAATCCAAACACTTTCTTGCCACATTCTAAAAAAGAATTTGTAAATGTATCACTGCATAATTTTGAATAGTCGTCATAATTCATTAGATGTAAATGCCTATTAAGCATCGCATCAAGTTCATTAGTATACAGTCTAACCCATTCGTTAGTTTTTGCATCCTTATATTTTATGTTTTTAAGTGCATGGAGTGTGGATAGGTATAAATCTTCTTTTGATATTTGTTTTTCGTTCATATTATTCCTCTCTTCTATTTTTTTTGTTTTATAAACTCTCTAACTTTTTCGGGTTCATATCTAACAATTCTATTCGACAATCTAATAGAGTCAATTTGTAATTTGCGAAAAGTTCTAATGTCTGTAATTTTAAATATTTGCATGACTTCTTTTTCGGTCAAGAGACAATCAATATTTGAGATAGTGGCAATTTTCATTCGTCCTCTGTTGGATTGCCAGGCTCTGCCCAACATCTGCAATTAGGATCATCTCCAGGGAATCTGCTTGAACTAATATCAAGTAGCCCCTGAGCACCTGTTACCCAATCAAAAGATTCTCCCTCTAATCGCTCATGCGAGTCTCTTACTCGATTGTCTTTTTTGGTTCGCCAAGTAAATTGCTTAATACCTATTTTTTTTTGACGCTCTGAATTTATTAATCCTGCGAGTTTATTTGTTTGGTCTCTGCCAATATTAGCCGCGCGCCCGTCACCGACTTTGAGAGTTTTTTTAACAATCTCTTTTATTTCATCGGTTGTTTTGCCCTTCATATAAGCATCGCGTATTTTATCGGATAGGGCTAACGACTGTTTATCGGTGATTCCTTTTATAAGATTTGCCGACTCGATAGATTTTTGTTTGAGAATATCATCCATTTGTTTTTGCACAATTGGATTTCTAAACTTATTAGGATTTATAGCTAGCTCTTCAGTTTCGTATTTTACTTTTTTAACTCCATTAGTTGTTATGACAATCTTTTCAAGTGGTTTATAAATTTGCTTCATCTCTCCATTGACAAGTGCCCATTGTTTAGGTCTTACTTGATTCAGAATTTTAGACCGGTCATTCATTGACTCTTGAATTTTGCTCACTGTCCATTCGTCTAGTATTTTGAATTTATCAAAAAGATTAGTTGCAAGCTTGGCAATGATTCTTTCGCCAAGATTAAAACGTTTTTGAATAATAGAATAGACATTAAAAATAGAATCCTGTTTAAGGAAATCTCTTGTTTGCAAAGAGTAGTCTTTCTCTAGTTGCTCGAAAATTTCTTTTTCAAGCTCTTCGGATACTTCTTGGTATGCGTTGCGAAAAGAATCTTTTACGCTTCTTTCGATATGCAAAGGATATTTATTTTTATCTAACTCGTTTCGCATTTCTTAGTCTTAAATATTCAAAGCTAATTATAATTATGCACATACAAATACAGATGATAGAACTAAGCACCGGTAGCCTCTGCAATTAATGATTCATTTTCTTTTTCTGCTATTTCGGGAAACCGTTCTTTTTGAATATCCTCGCTGTTTTTAACTTGGATGTTAAAATAATTTGTGTCGGTCTGACTATTTTTTAAATCAATATCGGCTTGAGTATTGTCATCTACAATTGTTAAAGGTAGCCAGTTAATTTCAAATTTAGTGCCGGCTTTATTAATATCTTTTTCGGCTAGTATTGTATTGACTACTAGGGATATATACTTATTAGCCTGTTCTTGGCTATGCTCAATTAGTGTAGCGTAGGAAACATTTTCAGGATCGTTTGCGAGGCTAATAACTCTTTTGCCTTGACCACTAGAAATATTATAACTGATACCTGAAATAAATCCATGAACACGCTCGAAATAATCGGTCACGTCTTTAAGCCCCGTAATTGTTAGATTCTGCTTATCAAAAGACTCTGTTTCACCTAACAATACAACTGACTGGCTATTGATATATGACTTTAGTTTGTTAATGAATGTCTGAATATTAAATTTAGTGCCGTCAGTTTTTGCATTGCTCTTAACAACTTTAATCTGTGCTTCATAGACCATAGTGGCTAATGACCATAATGCGATGTCCATTGCAGAACCCACTTCAATAAGTTGCTCAACTAATGATATTCCATAGCCTAACTTGTTAATATAATTGTTTACATGCCAATTGAAACGGCTACGGTGAATTTCTTTTCCCCTGATAATTAACGAAGGTATATTGTAATTAGCCGTAGTCGGGTCATCATTGCCTTTCATCACAGTTACTTCGTAGGCGGGGATAATGTTTAATGATTCGATTCTGTTTACGATTGAAAGTTTAGTAGAGAGGTCAATTTGAGTCACTACATCATTGGAAGTTGTTGCCATGAACATAACAGAGCCACGTCTAAAAATATCTTTGTTCTTTTCGTGTTGGATTGCATGAGTTTCAAATTCCAAGTCATCAAGCCTTTTTCTGATTGCCTTATCGAGTCCTTCGTCACCAGTTAAGATTTCAAAGCCTTCTCGATACATATCGTTAGCCCTTCTGTCAATCGGTCGGCTAATAAAGATAAGCCCTGCATACCATTCTAGTAAATCTATTTCACTCCATTGCAATGAAGATGGTCTAACGTCTTTTAATTTGTCGCGTCCTTGCACTCCTTTGCCGGTTACGTTAGAGTAGACACTATCTGTTCTTACTCCCTCGTCTAATAATCTATTGTATAATTTCTGTTTAATTTCCATATCTATTTAATCTCCGTATATATCTGCAATTGTCAAGGTATTATTTTTCTCCAAAAGTAGTAAACAAGCATAGGCTAAGCAGTCAACAAGGTCATCATGCTTTCCATTAGGGAATTCTAGTAATTGTTTTTCTAGTGTCGAGAATCCGTTCTTAAACCAAACCAAACCATTTTTAAAATGTACTTGCAAAGGCTCTGCTCTATAAATTTTATTTCCATCGGCTATTAGTGGCATAACTGGAATACCCCTTGACGCTGCATTTTGTATGATATTTAATCCAAAGATTTTTTTTTCGACCGCTTGGTAAATAGGATTCCATTTATTTCTGAGGGTACTCATAATATCCTCATGTGTAGTTGTTAATGCTTGCTCATTAAAAGTATCCAACACAATTATATTATTCTTATGTATAGCAAATGTAATGCAAGCGAAGTCATCGGCTGTTTGTGATACAGTACCAGCTGGGTCTATTGTTTGGTAAATTCTTAATTCAGTTTTTCGTATAGGCTCTTCATCCAAGTAAATAAAAATATCTGACTCCCTATAATATTTAAAATTTTTTGCTTTGAAAATATTACCTTCAGCGGTAGTGGGATTCTGCTGGTAAGTCGCTGCAAATTCTATTTCTGATTCTTTGCGGATCCCCTCATAAATTTCCTTACCTATCCATGACTCCCAAATTGCTTCTCCTTTTTGCCTTGGGTCATTGTATTGTATAATTGTATGCTTCATTCTTTTATTGCTTGCATCCTTAATATTTCCCACTCCCCAAAATTATCGCTTGCTAGTACTCGACCAGCCAAGTCATCCGTATGCCAGCGTGTATTCATTATTATTACACGGGTAACATTTCTTACCCTCGTCCATATAGCAGATTTCCATAAACTCCAAATAGTATTACGGTATGTCTCTGACATTGATTCCATTGAATTTTTAATCATGTCATCTACGACTAGATGTGTGAATGGACGTCCTGTAATACTCCCATCTCTTCCCACTGCTCGAAGGTTTCCAGAATGACCTACTATATCGAATGTATGAGACGTATTTTTAGCAAACGATTGTATAGATGTTACTACGTTCTTACTATTCAATTTTGTTTTAGGGAATAATAACTGGTATTCTGTGGAGTTCATTATGATTTTAATGTCCCTTACAAAGTCGATTGCAAATTCATCGTTGTAAGATATTAAACCAATACGTGCATTAGGGTTAACGCCGAAAATATATGCAGGTAAACATCGGCTTACTATCTCTGATTTACCTGTTTGTGGTGGTGCAAATATCATTAGCCGCTTTAAGTCATCAAATATAAATCTATTGATAGTATCCGTAATAATCTTATGATGCCAATTTACCTGATAGTCAGGTTTTACAAGTTGTATAAATGATAAAATGTCTTTAGGGGATTCTTTGAATAGCCGCTCAATAGCAAGCAAATCATTCTTTATTTCTATTTCTTTCATTCAGAATTTTTACAGCAGCGTCTAGCTCTGGGGTCAAGCCTAAATTAATATTAGCTTCTATATCAACTTGTTCCTTCGGTTTACCAAAAGACCTACCGAGTAACGTTTCAAGATTCTTTAACTCACCCCTTTTAAGATCGCCATTGATTCCACGTGCAATCAATACCTCCAGTGCTGGGGCAGCAGATGACTCACCCACTTTTTTTAATTCTACTAAATTCATAGTTAGCATACTTTTGATGCAGTCTTGAATTTGTGATAGTTTGTATCCCGTAGCCTCTGTGACTTGGGTAACGTATTTCTTAGGGCGACCGTTCGGGTTATGTCCAGCCTCTCCTGCCCTTTGTGGTCTTAAATTCTCTTGATTATTTCTTGATTTTTTCATAATGTGGGTAGGCAGTTTTTAACTCTGCCTACTTTTTTTATTTCTTTTTTTTCGGCTTTGATTTACCCTTGCCAGATTTACCCTTGCCAGATTTACCCTTGCCAGATTTACC